TTACCCAAAATTCAGAAAGAACCATGTATCAGAACCTAAGTGGCTTTCGCTTCCCCCAGTGCCTCTTCTGCCTCCGGCATTGCTTTGCTTAGTGCTTCGTTGATGGCTGTTCCGAGCCTTTCTAGATCACTTAAACCCAGCTGCTCGCCGACGGTTTTTAAGGTCATTTCCTCATTCTCAACCTTCACTGCGGCATAAATGAGCGCCCTGACCGCCTTCAACTTCATCTTCTGTAAGTCATCAAAGGCGGTATTAAGATCCCCATAGACTTCTTCCAATTCGCAGAAAGTGTTCATATCGAGCTTCATTTCATACTCTTTTTCACCTAAGATGAATTTGATTCCCTTGTTCTTTAGTTCAGCTGCCTTCAAATATCATCACCCCTTCCTATACAGCAGGTGTTGGCTCTGCCGGTACTGCTGTAAACCAACCTGCGATAATGGTCTGGTCAATTCCCGTCTCATCCTCATCGGCAATAAACCGGAAGTTCCCGTCAAAGTCTCTTGAAAAGAAAGTGCCTTTGAGTTTTGCGCTTTTCGGTGATGGCTTTTCGGCCTCAGTGTCATACTCATCTGTTGCCAGCTCGAATTTGCCTTTGAGTAGCCACACATAGCGGTATTTACCGTTATGCTTCTTGGATTTAAACCCTAGTGCCAATGTCGGTGCTATGTCCTCCTTACTTTCAATGAGAACTCCCTTGACTACCTTCGCGCCCTGCAAGGTTGCTCTGCTTGCAAGGGACAGCTGATTGAGTTCAATTTCCACATCAACGCTATCGAAGGCTGCAATGATGTCTTCTACTGTATCGTCTGAATAAATGTTTTCCGAATTCACCTTTGGCGAAAGCTTGGCACTGACTGCCCTTTCCAGCTTAATTGGTGCCGCATAGGTTGCGCCTGTCTCGTCATCGTCAGTGAGCAACGCAATGTGTATGTCTCTTAATCCAATTTGTCTTGCCATTTAGTCGACCTCCTTTGATTCTAAATAGTAAAATTTGATCCCCTTATGATAGAGGCCCGTATCCGGCTCGTAAAAATCTGCTTCATTAAGTCTTTGAAACCCTGCCGCAATAAGCAGCGCTTTTATATTAATTGCCAAAGCGGTGTAATCTGTTTTTGTCCATATATCAACCTGAACATAGTGCCCGGTGAATGCTTCTGCATCTTCCTCAAATTCCTCGCCCGACTGAAGGTATTCATGAAAGGTAATGTAAGTTGCTTCTTGCCCAGAATATTTCTGAAAACTGACTGGAACTGGAAGATGCTTTAACGTGTCCATGACAATCTTATTAATCAAGCGCACCAAGCCCCCTTTCCAGTTCCTCTTTAATTACATCATTGATTTTCTTCTTGTTTTCTAAAATGGAATTCTCTGCCCAGTGTTGGGCGGGAATCTTTGATGTACCCCATTCTGTAAATTTCGAATAGAAGAACTCCGAGTTATCTCCCTTGTTTGGTCCGATCTTAACAAAATCAATGCCATCTTCTTTTTCAATATCCGACACTTGAATGTAGTCTGCCATGTGCTTTTTACTAAGCTGTGATCTTGGAGCTTTTTCCTCCATGCTGCTTTTGACCATAGCGCCAGCTTTATCCAGTGCAGCTTTCTTAATCTTTTCACCCTGGCTGCCTAATTTATTCACCCTATCAATAAGCTCCTGCATTCCTTCCAGTTCGATCTTAGCCATCTTCATCCACCTCCAGAGCTTTTATTTCTATATATCTTTTCTTGTACTTGATGTCGTCTATGGCGGTTATGTTGTACGCTTTACCCTGGAATAGAATTTTCATGGTTTGATCAAGCCCTTCTAGAAACCTGATGGTGAATTTAACAGTATTCTCCTCATTAACCTGAGCAGCAGAAAAGTATTCTTTCCCACTAAGATTTGATGCTTCTGCCCAGACGGTTTTATAGTCCTGTGGTACTTCACTCTCAAATCCATTTTCATTTACCGAGGGAGTAACTCTTTGAAAAGTGATTCTGTGTCTCATCTCTCCAATACCCATGCTTTACCACCCCTCTTTGCGGTAAGCAAACAAGAGCCTAGTCATAACATCAATCACTGCTTTCATGTCCACATTTTCCCGGTGCTCATATAGGTTAGCCACTGCATAAAGAATGGACTGCTTCGCTGCCTCTGGAATTACCAGAAACTCAGAAACTGGATAGCGAAGAATCCCTTCACATAATTCCTCAGCAGCACTGATTAAATTGGTGATGAGCGTATTTTCCTCTTCACCATCTACCTTCAAATACAGCTTTGCTTCTTCGAGTGTCACGATCAATACGCCCACCTCCTCTCATTATTCAGAAGCCATCAATCCTGCCGACTTGAGTTTTGCAAGCAGCGCATTTAAATCAATGACCAATCCTGCGATTGTTGTCGCAACACTGTCCGCCTGAAACGCAGCCGGTGTAAAAGCGGAGGGCAGCCCAACTACCTGGCCACCCTCAGCAATCTCAAGCGTTCCACCGATAACGGTTTTCTCTCCGCCTTGTTCTGTATAGTTTTTAACGTTACTCATAGTCTTTCACCTACGCTTTCTGCTGAAGCACCTTGATTGCTTCAGGCAGGATCAGCTTTCCATCTACTCTCTGGGTTGCCTTGAATCCAACCTGACCTGTTGCCGCATAAAGTTCATTCAGTCTCTGGAAGGACCTGCCCTGTCTGTCAGCTACCCAGTAATATCCAAAGTCACCGAAAGCGATGGTCTTCGCCGATGCAGCAATTGTTGGAACATAGGCCGATGTCTTAACTGGTCTATTTAAGATGGTATCCGGCTGACCCGCTGTGATGGAAGGCTGCCAAATGTACTGTCCATTCCCGTCCTTCAGCTTTCTGATGGCTTTGACTGTTGCATCGTTCATGACAAAAATAGCATTTTTTCTGTAGGGAGACTTCAGGCTGTAGAACAAATCCATGACCTCATCAATAGTGATGGCTGTCGCTGAAGCTGCTGTGATGCCAAGCTGCGCACCACCAGTGGCATTAAATATACCTGTAGGCTTGCCCGTTCCATCCCCGATGAAGAACGATTCTTCTTCCTTTGCTCCAATTCTTCTAGCGAACTCCCGGGCAATATAGCTCTCCAAATTAAAAACACTATCATTAAGGAGTTCTTCCGAAACCTTAATCATAGTGGCTAATTTGTAGGCACCGATTGAAACCTGCCCGAAAGCATCATCCGCTTCTGGGATTTGCCCTTCTTCATCTACCCATGATGCCGTTCCCTTGGACGCGACGACCGGTATTTTTCTATCCCCTGAGGAAGTTGTGATGACCTTTGCCATTGTTCTAAAGATGTTCTCTTCTTCCAAGGCCTCAATCAAGGTCCTCTCGAATTCATCAGGCACGAGATATCCGCCTTCTGAATCGGTGCCAATCTGGAGAGCATTCTGAACATCAAAGCTGTTCTTATTTCTCATGGCTTTCCAAAATGCATTCCTGTACTCATTACTTGCTCTGCCTTTCTTCGAATCATCAAAGGCAGGATTGGGAGCTGTTCTGATGGCAGCATTAATAGGTTTTGACAGTTCAAGGTCTAGCGCCTCTTGTCTTTCGAGCCTGTCAATTTCCTTGCCAAGGTTCACCACGTCCGCTTCCATCTTTTCGTAGGTAGTCGTATCTTCTGCCGACATTAGCCCACTATCTGTTCTTTTGCTATCTAGAAAAGCTTTTGTGCTCTCCCATAGCTTTGATCTCTTCTCACGCAGTTCTAAAATTTTACTCATATTCGTTTCCTCCAATTTAATATTTTAATAAGCTCAGTCGCTTTTCCAGGTGACTGATTGGGGTAGTAGTTTCAGGTGCAGGGATCTTTGCTTTTTGCTTTGCTTCTTCATGAGGCAGCTTTTTCATCAGTGCGTTTGTAACTGTCATTTTGTCAAAAATAAAAGCCGCCCCAGGCGACTTATTTTCACTCTCTTCTTTTTCATAGAGCACTTTATCGGCAAACCCTAACTCTACTGCTTTCTTTGCATTGAACCAGCTTTCTGAATCCATCATGTGCGATATTTTCGCTCTTGATAGTCCAGTCTTCTGTTCATAAGCATTGATTATGCTTTCTTTTACCTCCGAAAGCATATCGATCCCGCTTTGCAGGTCGGCCACTTCCCCGAATACTACGGTCGCGGGATTATGAATCATCATCATGGCCACCGGCGACATATATACTTCATCTGCTGACATTGCAATCACTGAGGCTGCGCTGGCTGCAATTCCCTCAATTTTGACTTTGACATTCCCCGGATATTCTTTTAGCATGGTGTAAATTTGACTTGCTGCAAAAACATCGCCTCCTGGAGAATTAAGAAAAACCGTTACATCTCCATCTGACGCATAAAGCTCAGCTTTAAATTGCTTTGGTGAGATTTCATCATCAAACCAGCTGTCTTCTGCAATGTATCCATCCATGTAGAGCGTTCGGTCATTCTCATTTTTAATCCAATTCCAAAATCGTTTATTCAAGGCTTATCCCTCCTATCCATTAATATTTTGATTGGCCCAAGTGCCTGCCTGTGAGATGTCTACCATGTTGCCATTAACGAGGTATTTTTCACCGCCGCTGCCTTCAGGCAGTTTGTTCATATCTTCCAGCTCTCTAATATCATCTGCTGAGAGCCATCCGTTTTGTCTTCCTACTGCATAGCCTTGCATCCTACTCTGATAGTCGCCACGCAGGAGCCCATTAACATTAAATTTAGCAAAGTACTCTTCCTTCTCCGTAGTCGAAAACAGCGCTCTTTGAATAGCCTGTTCCCATCGGATCACCCATGGATCGAGGGTGTACATCACAAACTCGAGTGACTGCTGCTCAATATTTGAAAAGCTGGACTTTTCTAAATCACCGACCATATGAGGCGGGATTCGAAATATTCTAGCGATCTCATTAAGCTGAAACTTCCGAGTCTCAAGAAACTGGGCTTGTTCCGGAGGAATGCCGATACTTTGAAATTTCATCCCTTCTTCCAGCACAGCCACGCGGTGAGCATTGCCGCTTCCTTGATAGACTGCGTTCCAGCTTTCCCTGATTCTTGCCGGGTCTTTTACAACACCGGGATGTTCCAGTACTCCTCCTGGATTAGCTCCGTTTGCAAAGAATTTCGCACCATACTCCTCTGTGGCAATGGCCATACCGATCGCATTTTTCGCCATTGCTATGGGTGAATAGCCAACCAGACCGTCAAAGCCCAGCCCTGGAATATGCAAAACCTCGTCATTTCTCAGGGGATAAATCATTCCATCTTTGTTGTATAGGTAATAAATCTCTCCTTTTTCAGTGCGATCTAACGTCATCTTGTCCGGCATTAAAGGATAAAGTGCAATGACTTTACCTCGGCCATCTCGAATGATCTGGGCATAGGCATTTCCCCAAAGTAAAAGATGACCCATCAGTGTTTCTCGAAACACAAATGAAGTCATCTCAGGGTTTGGTTCACTATGCAGCAGGTAGTATAGGGAATGATCTAAAGCTTTTTCTTTTCCACTCTTTGTGTAGCGGTAAGTATGAAGCGGAAGTGCTGCAACCGCTTCGGCCAGCACCCTCACGCAGGCATAAACCGCAGTGGTTTGCATTGCTGTTTTTTCATTGACTGTCTTTCCGCTTGAAGTGCTACCAAAGAAAAAACTGTATGCGCTACCCCACAACCCGTTCTTAGGACCTGCTCGTGGCTGAAAATATTTTGATAAAAATGGTATTCTCATTAGATTCCTCCTGAAAATGTATTGTGTTTTTTAAATCGATATGTTATATTAGTTATGTAATAACACGTAACTGAATTAACATAACTAGGGAGGTTTTATTATTATGAAAGCTACTTTTAACGACTTCATTCAAAAGGCACCCAATTATAAAAAGTTCGACGGTAATTCCGAGGCTATTCACATTTTTGAAAAAATCCTCTCTGATGATGATAACATCATCGCTATGATCGACATAAGCGAAGCCGGAAAACCAGCACTATGCGCTTGCTTATCACAAATTGAAAACTATTATCAGAGCCAGTCATCGCCAATCTTTGATCTTACTGACAATTTTACAAAGCAAGCTCTAGGTACTATGGTGCGTGTAATTCTGGAACCTTTCGGATACCTCACAAAATCTCAAAAGGATATCCCTAAGAGCTTTAACGCCCAGTTTGTCACTTCAGCTATGACCTACACTAAAACTGGTCCAGCAACTATGAAGGTTGTTAGACGGATTGAAGAAATCTAATTATAATATCAAAATCCCTCTACCATCATAGACACTATCCCTGTTTTCATTCCTAATGGCCCTATCCAAAGCCATAACTAGAGCTACAGCACCGTCGATTCTTTCGGTGCTTTTCTCTTTGTCCGGTTTAATGTTTCCAGCAGGATCTGTTTTGACGAAGATGTTATCCATCATCCATCGAAGGACCGGATTCCCACTATGGGCTATTTTCTTTTCAAGTGTCAGCTTCATTAACTCCTTTGAAGGCGGAGACATATCTTTATACCCTTGTCCAAAAGGAACAACGGTAAAACCCATACCCTCTAAATTCTGGACCATTTGAACTGCGCCCCATCTGTCAAAGGCGATTTCCTTGATATTGTACTTCGTTCCAAGGTCCTCGATGAAGCTTTCAATGAAGCCATAATGAACCACATTCCCTTCAGTGGTTTTGATATACCCTTGCTTTTCCCAGATATCATAGGGGACATGATCTCGTCTAACTCTAATCTTCAAGTTTTCATCAGGTATCCAGAAGTAAGGCAGCACAATAAACTTTTCATCAGCTGTTCTTGGCGGGAATACCAACACGAAGGCAGTTATATCTGTTGTACTGGAAAGGTCTAGTCCACCATAACATTCTCTTCCTCGAAGCTGATCTATATCGACTCTTTCATCACAGGCATCCCATTTCTCCATCTGCATCCAGCGAGTCGATTGTTTGACCCATTGATTAAGTCGGAGCTGCCTGAAGATATTTTCTTCTGCAGGATTTTCTTTTGCACTGTTATAAGCATTCTTAACTTTTTCTATATCAATAGTATGGCCAAGGGATGGATTGGCTCTATACCAATTCTTTTCTAAACCCCAGTCTGCATCATCCTCTATCCCATATATCACCGGATAGAAAGTCGGGTCAATCTTTCGGCCTTCCAATAGGTCGACTGCTTTTTGGTGTTGCTCATAACAGATAGAATTTCTATCCGTACCTGCTGTTGTAATAAGAAAAAACAGGGGCTGAAGTCTTGCATCGCCAGAACCTTTTGTCATTACATCGAACAAGTCCCGATTGGGTTGCGCATGAAGCTCATCAAAGACGACCGCATGAACGTTGAGGCCATGCTTTGGAGTGATAAGATTTTAGTGCA